ACGTAAGGAAGCAATGGCGTTTGAGGAGATTAATAAGTTCTTTGAGACTTATAATAAACCTCTAACTGGCGAGATTTTAGCAATTGAAATACATAAGCGTAAAGATTTATCTGCAACTGAAGATAAAGAACTTGGCGATTTTGTTGCAACTCTAGCCAAACAAGATACAAATCAAGAATGGTTATTAACTGAAACAGAAACATTTTGTAAAAAGAAAGCGGTGTACAATGCAATACTTGACTCAATCGGAATTATTGAAGGCAAAGACAAAGACAAGCAAGAAGATGCAATTCCTTCCCTTCTTTCAGATGCTCTTGGCGTTAGTTTCGATAATCATGTTGGGCATTCCTATCTTAATGATTCTGATGAAAGGTTTGATTACTATCATCGAGTAGAAGAGAAAGTTAAGTTTGATCTTGACATGCTTAATAAGATTACCAAGGGCGGTTTAAGTAATAAAACTCTTAATGTTATCCTTGCCGGTACAGGTGTAGGTAAATCTTTATTCATGTGTCATTGTGCAGCGGCAAACATGCTTGATAATAAGAATGTATTGTATATAACCATGGAAATGGCAGAAGAAAGAATTGCAGAACGTATTGATGCAAATCTTTTAAACCTATCTATGGATGAGTTAAAGGTCGTTGGTAAAGATATCTTCGACAACAGGTTAGATAAAGTCAGGAAAAAATCTCAAGGTAAGCTGATTATTAAAGAATATCCGACAGCCGGTGCCCATGCCGGTCATTTCAGAGCATTACTTGAGGAGTTAAAGCTTAAACAAGAGTTTTCTCCTGACATTATCTATATTGATTATCTTAATATTTGTAGTTCACAAAGACTTCGATATGGGGCTAACGTAAATAGTTATACCTATGTCAAAACAATTGCTGAAGAACTGAGGGGTTTGGCCGTAGAATATAATGTACCTATTGTGAGTGCTACCCAAACTACCAGGTCCGGTTTTACGAATTCCGACCCGGGTTTAGAAGACACATCCGAATCCTTCGGTTTGCCAGCAACAGTTGATTTAATGTTAGCATTAATTACAACAGAAGAACTTGAAGAACTTGGCCAGATCATGGTCAAACAATTAAAGAATCGATATAATGATCCATCTTATTATAAACGTTTCGTGATTGGTGTAGATCGATCTAAAATGAAACTTTATGATGTAGAAGCATCTGCCCAGGCTAATATCTCAGATCCAGGTAAGGATGATAAACCTGTATTTGATAAGTCTGACTTTGGCAAGCGACTGCAGACAGAAGGATTCAAGTTTTAACTAAAAGGGGCTTCGGCTCCTTTTTAGTTTGTATAAATAAGAAGTAGTCTGTACACTTTATTGATGGAAAATATGGAAAAAGAAAGTCAATTTCAGGATGGCGGTTTAACGATATTTGATATCGACGATACGCTGTTCCATACCACCGCCATGATAGGTGTCCTACGCTCAGGTAGACTTGTAAAAGAGTTAACCAACGCACAATTTAATACATATAAATTAAGAGATGGAGAGAGTTTCGACTTCTCCCAGTTTGCTGATTCGGATAAGTTTCTTAAGGAATCTAAACCGATTAGAAAAATGATGGCTAAGGCCAATGCAATAGTTAAGAATACGCAGATGAATAGTAAAAGCAAAGTTATTATCATTACTGCAAGAAACAACTTTAACGATAAAAGAAAGTTTCTAAACACATTTAGAAAATATGGTTTTCCTATCGATAAGGTAAGGGTTGAAAGAGCCGGTAGAATTGAAGGCGATTTTATCCCAGCTTTTAAAAAGGTTATTATTATTAGAAACTATCTAAAAACCAAACAATATTCTAGAGTTAGATTGTTTGATGATAGTATGAGTAACCTAACAGAATTTTTAAAACTAGGTAAAGAATTTCCAATGGTATCCTTTGAGGCATTTTTAGCCTATGAAGATGGTTCCATTAAGACAATAAAGGATTAGACATGTTAACATTTTCAGATTTTTTAATTGAATCTGCTACAAGCGGATTATCAAATGATGATAAAGGTAAGATGCATGAAATATTACTAGCAAAACATCTTCATCCAAAAGGTAAACTTCCTGAACATCATAGATCTAAATCAGAAAATCCAGAACATGCTGGTACTCCTGAACAAGTTCATACCAAGTTAAAAGCAAAGATCGGTCCAGCAGCTTATAAAGAGATCGATACTCATGCTAAACAAACCGCAGCGGAAGTAAAGAAACATATTCCAAAGGGTCATACAGTTCATAATGTTCATTGGACTTCAAATAGAGATACAGAGAAAAAAGCTGGTGACCATGAAAAAACTACAGGTCATAGAGATGTAAATTCAAACGCTGACTTAATAGTTACATCACATGATAAAAAGGGTGCACATCATTTCCATCCTATCTCAGCAAAGTACGGTTCAAATGCTCAACCTAACTATAAGAATGCGGGTCTTGCTTCTTTAGAAAAACATTCAGGTAATGAAGGTAAGTTTACTAGACTTCAAAAAGCTCATGAAGGACAAATGGGAATTATTGGTTATAATGGTACAGCAAAACAAAGACATGAGCAATATAAACAAGACAAAGTTAAATTAGAAAAAGAAAAAGCTGCTCATAAAGGTGCTAAAGACACATTTAAACCTAAATCAAAAGATGCTAAACGTGCTCATGAGGCTGAACACTCATCAGTAACTGTAAGAACAGCAATGGCAAAAGAACATGCTAAAGGTCTAGCTAAAAAGTCTGATGCAGAATTAAGAAAGCATGTAAAAGATCAAGTATCTCCTCCTACTAAATATAAACATATTATTGCTCATAGTCAAGTTCATGACAATGGTTCAGCTACTTCTCGTGTGCATTCAGCTGAACATGTTGCAGATGAACATTTAAAACAGTTTAAAAATTTACATGTAAAACATAGTGGTATTAGTACTACTATTCATGGTACATATCATAATCCAGGTCATAAAGACCATGGTAAAGTTAAAGCAATTGCTTCACAAACGTTTAAAGCTTCTTCTGGCCCTCATAAAGGTACAGCAGGCGCATTTAATTTAAGGTAAAACATGTTATCATTTAATGATTATTTAACCGAAGATACTAAACCTGCCGAATCAGGTCATGTTAAACATATTACTCATCCTGAAGATGAGCATTTGATTCATGGTCAGGCTGGATATAAACACGCAGTTGGAGCATTAACTCAAGCTCATGGACATATTACTAAAGGTAAAAAAGATTCAAGCATGACTACAAAATATGATGGCTCTCCAGCTGTTGTATTTGGTCATCATCCAAAAACTGGTAAGTTCTTTGTAGCAACTAAATCAGCATTTAACAAAACACCAAAGATTAATTATAGTCATGATGATGTCGATGCAAATCATGGCCATTCGCCTGGTTTGGCTGATAAACTACATCATGCATTAGAACACCTACCAAAAGTTTCACCTAAGAAAGGTGTATACCAAGGCGATATGATGTTTAGTCATGGAGATGTTAAACATAATACAAACGGTTCAGCATCATTTAAACCTAATACTATTAATTATACAGCTCACGGAGCAGAAGCTAATAGAGTTAAGAATGCTAAAGTTGGTATAGTTGTACATCAAAAATATCATGGCAGAGATATTGCTGATATGAAGTCTAGTCCAGATGTAGATCGTGAGAACTTTAAACGTCATCCACATGTATGGAATAAATCTCCATCACATGATTCTAGCTCAACTAATTACTCAGCAAGAGATCAATTAGAGTTTAAAAAACATATGGATGCTGCTCATGATATCCATACTAAGAACAAAGATATGTACAAAGCTACTGAACCTCATCATGGCGAAGCTGGTCATTTAGCATCTTATGCAAATCATATGGTTAGAAGCGGTGAAACGCCTTCATCTAGAGGATTACAACAACATATTATTGACAAGTCAGAAAAATCTGCCGCTAAATTTAAAACAGCAGCTAAGCAAAATGAAGTTAAGAATAAGTCAAAAGAAGATGTATCACATATTCAGTCTAATCGTAAGCATTATGATAATCTATTAAAGATGCATCATCATCTACAAAAAGCAAAGAACGTCTTAGTTAATACATTAGACCAACATAAAGGCGGTTTAACGCATGACATTGAAGGTAAGGAAACAAGTCCTGAAGGTTATGTAGTTAACCATAAGAATAAATTATCAAAACTAGTTAATAGAAGTGAATTTGCAAAAGCTAACTTTAATAGAAACCGTAAATAATGTTAACATTTAAAGAGTATTTAGAAGAAGATAAAAAAGGCCATTTTAGCGATGCCGGTGGCATGACACAAAAAGGTGTAGATGCTTATAACAGAAAAACTGGTGGGCATCTGCAAACTGCAGTTACTACTAAACCTTCCAAGTTAAAAAAGGGAAGTAAAGCTGCAAATCGTCGTAAATCTTTCTGCGCTCGTATGGGCGGAATGAAAAAGAGACTAACATCAGCTAAAACTGCTCATGATCCTGATTCACGTATTAATAAGGCACTAAGGAAATGGAATTGCTAAACTTTAAAGATTATCTTACGGAAGAAACTGGTGCTAAACATCATGTGATAGCATTTGGTCGTATGAATCCTCCTACGACTGGTCATATGGCTGTTATTCATAAAGTCCATGATGTTGCCACTAAACATGGAGCAGAACATACGGTAGTTACTTCACACACTCAAGATAAGAAAAAGAATCCATTAAATACTGACCAAAAGCTTAAGACACTTAAACGTTATTCTCCAAAGACTAACTTTAAGGCTTCATCATCTGAACATCCAACATTGCTACACCACCTTGCCGCCATCCATAAAAATGGCGTTACCCATGCT